CTTTGTCTACTAATTCCAATAATTGCATTAATGATATAGCCATAATTAAAACTCCTGTATCGATTCAGTCATATCTTTGAGTCGATGCTTAATAAAATAATTAAGCATTCTGTCGCGACCTAAATATTGCGCGCTCTCATATCGTGTTCTTATATTTATCTCAATTTTATCTGGGATACAACCGAGATCTATTAAAGTTTCATTGCGTTTGAAGTTTCTTAAAATCTCTCCCTCGAAATGTTTTTCTGGTGAAATATTTAGCCAATCCATGATCTTCTTCTTCGACATTGGCTTCTGTCTTAACCCCTCAACTAAACAATCATCATTTGAAAGAATATTAGGTATACCATCTCCTCTATCTCCTTTTACTATTAAAGCGCGCAATTGTTGTTCCGGAAACTCTTCTTTAATAAATTTTTTAGTTCGAGGCGACCATTGAAAAACATTAGGATATCGTTGCAATTGAATAAAATCTTTATCAGAAGAAACTATCAATATATTATAATCTCTATGAGAATATTCCTTACAAATAACCCCGATAATATCATCTGCTTCGCATCCTTCTAAAGTAACTACTCTGTAAGGCATATTTTCTGCTATTTCATCTCGAATATTATCGAGTATATTAAATAATGCCTGCCAATCTACATTTTGTTTATTTTCTTCTCTAGCTTTTTTTCTATTGGCTTTATAAAATGGAAAAATATCTTTGCGCCAATTTTTTCTACTATCACAACAAAAAACAACATCTTTTCCATACTTGGCGCTAAATTTATTCTTGATCATTTTAATATTATTAAGAACCATATGCCTCATCACGGCATCTTCTTTACCTGGTTCAAATTGTTTTCGAAATTGCATAAAATTTGCAATTATCATCTGATTATAATCAATTAATATCATATTATTTTTTTAGTTTTTTAATTTTAATTTTCGGTCCCAGTTTTATTTTCTCTTTCTTCTTTTTTGTTGTGATTATTATTTCACATTCTTCTATCATCATATCATAAAATTTAATTAATCTATTTTGTTGGTGGCCGCTCATATGGCTATATGCCTCTTTAAAATCTACATCTCCTGCTTTGGCTAATTTTATTTCACTGGCTAGATCTTCAATATGTGGTTTTAAATGTTTAGCAACCGGTTTTGAAACTTTATTACGTTCTAAAAACTGTTTGAAATTAAATTTCTTTTTAAATTCTTCTTCAACTTGTTCATCAATAACATCTTCTATATCATATTTTAATTTTTTCGCTGCATCTCGAATTCTTTGCTGAATATCTGGCTTTATTCTTTCCTTTGACTCTACTATTACTTTACGTTGCTTAGCAATCTCTTCTATCTTTTTTAATTTTTGAATAAAGAGCTCTTCATATTCTTCTGGTAAACTCTTTAATCCTCTTATTTTCATTCGAGCAATATAACCAACATGATTTCCAACCTCGATTAAATCGGTAATTTTAAGTTTTCCGGGAGATTTACTTTTTACTTTATTTTTTTTATAATATTCTTGAACAAAATTCATACTCTCTTTAAAATCAAAAAATTTATAATACCATCTAAAGGCTCCATGAATTTCAGATTTTAATTCTTCGTCCGGTAAACTATCCCAATCAATTGGATCCGGTTCGTCTCCCATATATTTTGCATTAATACTTCTTTTTGAAAAAGCCATTTAACTACTTTCATACTCTCCGAGTGTTACGTTATATAATTCTTTTAGCTCACACATTATATAATGTAATATAACAGACATAATTCCTTCACATTTTTCCATATGATTTAAATTAATATGTATATAATTTGAGAGTTCATCTTTCAAAATTCCTCCATCATATCCCAAAATGCCGTAAGTTGCTAGCCCGTTTAAATGTGCCCATTCAACGGCCTCTATAAGATTTTTACTATTACCACTGCCACTGAGTACTAATAATCCATCACCTTTATTAGCATAAGCTACAAGTTGATGCTTAAATATATTATCGTAAGAATCATCGTTAGATGTAGCAGTAATGAAACCGATATCGTTACAAAGAGATATAGCTTTGATTCTAGGTCTTGAAATTCCATTTTCAATTGTCCCTTTAGTTAAATCTTGTGCGAAATGATTGGAATTACATGCACTTCCTCCATTTCCGCATATAAAAAATTGGTTTTCATTTATATATATGTTCCAAATGCCCTTTAATAGTTCATCAAGTTGACTTTCCGAAACTAAATGCAGAGAATTACTTATAGAAGTAACATGTGATCTCCATCCGGATGTATCCTTTAATAATTCTATTTCTGAATTTGCTTTCATTTCAGGCATACTTTCTGATAAAGTGTTATCTGACCATTTTACTGATATATTTTTATTTTTCATAGCGCCACACTTTGCATATAACCAGCATAAATCATGATCCCAATCAGAAAGAGTGTGATAAAAAGGACAATATAATCATTCATTGTAAAACACTATTCTTGTTCCCTGATTATCAAATCCGACATCAAATGTATCTAAAGTTCTATTTTTCATATGTATCTCTTTAGCATGATCCGTCATGAAAAGTATATATCCTCCACCACCAGCTCCACATATTTTACATCCTGTAGCCCAAGAAACAGAATTTTGCATAATGGCTTTAATTGCATCATTAGTAATTCCTTTAGCAAGAGTATTTTTAATTTGCATGGATTCATTCATGAGTATTCCAAAATCATCGTACTGTCTATATTCATAATAATCTAAAGCTTCAGTACAAATGTCATATATTTTATTATATTTTTTTATTTTTTTTTCAATAGATTTTTTCTGAGAAGTAAGAATTGAAGATGATTGTCTATGTTGGCCAGTATTAACCAGAACAAACTTTCTTTCAAACTCTGCATCATATTGTAATTCTTCAATTTTTACACTGCCATCTTTAAAAAACTGAAAGTGGTTAAAACCGCCGTAACTAACAGCAAATTGATCTTGTTTGCCAATCGGTTTATCTAAGATTTCAAGCTCAATATGACATGCTAGATGCGCTATATCGACCTGATTCATTGGCTCTCCGATCCAAGTACTTATAGCATTTATTAATCCAACCAAAATACTTGAAGAGGAAGCTAAACCAGACCCCTCAGAAGGAATGTCTGCTAATGTTGTAATTTCGAGACCAGGGTTTACATTAAAATGTCTAAGGACTTCGCGAATATATTCATGTTCAATCTCATCAACATTATCGACAGTTTCTTTTTTAGTATAATTACAAACAAATTGATCTCGATATAATCTATTTAATATAACATAGGTAGATTTATCGATAGCAGCACTCATCACTTGGCCGCCTTCAGGTGCACTAATATAATATTCTGGAATATCGGTTCCGCCCCCGAAAAAACTAATCCGTAGGGGTGTTTGACATATTAACAATTCTTTTCTTTAGCTCAGTTGATGAATAACGATGAAATCTCTTACAATAATAAAGTTCAATATTTTTTAAGATACATGTATTATACCCTGTTATGAATTTATTGTCACGGGAATAATCTTCACCTAAAAATCTAATATTAATTTCTATTGTTTTTAATATATTTTTAAGATCTTTTTCTGATTCATAAGGAATAATTTCATCAACATATCTACATCCTTTTAATTGTATGAATCGTTCAAAGACTGACTGTATTAAATCTTTTTTGTGGGCAGGGCTAGTGTGAAGACCAACAATTAAATAATCACAATTTTTTCTCGCTTCTTCTAACATTACAATATGCCCTGCATGTAATAAATCAAAAGCGGATGCTGCAAATCCTTTTTTCATAAGACCATTGCTACTTTTTTGGCATCTGATTGTTCTTCGAGTTCATCTTCAATATCCATTAATTCAAACATCTCTATCCATTTAGGTGCTCTATAATCCCAACTATAATATTTGTCCGCATGTTTTTTAGCTCGATCTATAACATCCTGAGTTTCATCGTCCCAATATGTATCCATTAATTTATCTATTTCATCTGCGACTCTATAACAATGTTCTATTTCATCTTTAATATAAGGATACATAAAAGCATGATCGGAACAAGTCTCTGGTAATGCTCCTAGACTATTTGTAAGCATTAATGTCCTGGAAGACATTGCTTCCATGGCAGTCCTACAAGAAGTTTCTTCCCATATACATGGATAAGCCCAAATATGCATATCTTTCCATTCTTCTCTTAAAGGCCTTCCTCTAACAATTTTATGTAAGGTCATATTAGGATTTTTTTCAATATGATCGAATAATTCTCCGTATGGTTGATCGTTTTCTTTCCACCCATATATCTGAAAACTTGAATATACATGCAAATGCCAATCATCTCTTTCGAGTTCATGTAAAGCATTACATAATACATGTAAACCTCTTTGAGGGGTAGAAGCATAGATTAAATTTATTTTACCCTCTCTAGGTTTTTCATAATGTTCAAATGGAAATATTGCTGTTTTTTGAACTTCACAACGATCCATTGGTAAATCATATTTTTCTAGAAAAGTATGCATTTGCCAATAACTCGAAAAAATTAATTTTTCAAATTGTTCTGCTCCGTCTTTATTTTTTAAAAAATCATGTCCTCCACTTGGATCTTTTGCTAAATCATGAAACCACCAAATTCTGGGCAAAATAGTTTGAATATTTTCTGGATATAATCTTGATATTACCCATTGATAATCTGTTTTATATTTTTTAGGCAAATGCGACCATAATTCTAAGGTTGTTAATTCTGTTCCCCCAAAAGAATTCTTAGCCATATTATTTTCTTTTCTTTGAGGTATTGTCTTATCTTTATAAATGTCTTTCATACTTCAATCTTGAATGTTCTGGGGCTATTTAAAATATGTTCTTTTAATTCTTTATGAAAATTTATATTTGCTTCTCTACATTCTTCTAAAGAACTTTTATACTGTCTTTGTTCTTTATCTTGTATAGTTTTCCACCAATCGGTTGTGGGACAATATAAAGGTTTATGTTTTAAACCATAAAATTTAGAACACCAAGGAAAAACTACAACAACCTTTCCTAAAAGTGTTGCCCAATAAGCACCATGATAAGAATTTGTAACTACAATATCTCCGCTTGCAATAAATTCTATTGTTTCTTCAAAATTGGCTTCATTGTTTCCTTTATGAGGATAATCCCAAGTTTCCGGAGGCATGCCATGAATAACATTCATTGGAAGAGTTGAATGAGTAAAAAATACAATATCATATTTGACTTCATATTCTTTATCAAATGCTTCATGCATACAGCTTGCGCATGGAACCCATCTTGCGGATGGTATTGCTTGATATATATGTGGATGATGATCTCGTATACCCAATAAATCAAATGATCTTATATAGCCTGGATAAGTTATATTCATTGGCGGTATACATTGTACTTGTTCATCTAAACAAATATACATATGTTCGCCTAATCCCCATCCATATATTCTATAATTAGAACTTTTTTGATGTCTCAGAACATGAGACATTGGCCTCATTTGACCTATGAGTCCTCCACCACCGTAAATGACGTTTTCATGAGGTGGTGTATAATCATATTCTAATTTAAAGATATCTTTTTGATTTCCTGGTAAATCAAAATATTTTGTAGGAGTACTGTACGAATCGCCTATGTTAGTTTCATCTGTCCTAAATATATTAGTAAACTGTAATTTCATAGAAAAGGTATTAACATGGATTTAAATGATTTTGGTTTTAGCACAGTTAGTGAACAAGATTTTACTTCGGCTGCAAAAGAACCTGAAGAGAAAGTAGTTACTGCTGCGGTCGAAAAAGCCAAAGCCGGGCAAATTAAAGAAGTTGAGGGAACTGTAAATAAAATTTGGAGTTTGTTGGACTATCATTATGAAGATATTGATAAGCATAAGGAAAAATTAAATAAAGAATATGAACGACAGATGAAAGAGGTTGAAGATTTAATCGTTCCTTTGTTAAATAATTTAGCAAAATCTTCCACTAATGAATACATATATTGGCCGAATAGACGAGAGATTCTAGAAACACAAATTGAGAAAATTACTGCACATACTCGAGACATTAATATATTCACTGAGTAACTCCATATTTACAAAGGAAGTAAGAATCAATAATATCGGTTGCAGGGTTGCCATTTTCTTGAACTAATTCAAAATTATTCGGCTCTGCCTTCCAAGCTTCTAACATAGCTTCTTTATTAGAATTTCCCTTACCTGTTGCGAATTTCTTAATAACAGTTGGAGGAACTGTTTCATAACGGAAACCATTCAGTTTTAATTTTAATTTTAAAATACCAACATTTTCCGCGATGTTAAAAACTCTACCAGTAGACCCATAAGAATAATCTTCTAATATAACTTTTTCAGCTCTACCATTATGCCAACGTAATGTATCTATGGTCCATTCTGCTAAAAAATTATACTTATCTATAAATGTTAAATCTTTTGGTAATTTATAACAATTTACATTTTGAAGGGCGGACCACCTGGGCCTCCACTTATCCAAAGCAAAAAAATAATAAGTACAATTATTGGGACTGCATATTCCATTTTTATATACACAAATACATGGACTGGTTGTAGAATAATCTATTCCTGCACAAATCAATTAAAATCCTAACTGTTGCAATTCTCTTATACTATCTCTTGCAGATGTATGTAAGATTGCAATGCCGCCTTTTGACTTCCAATCGGCTACGTTTCGTTCAGAATCATCAATTAAAATATTCGGAGATAAATTTTCTTCAACGGCATAATATAGTTTTTCTCTCTGAAAAACACAATGAATCCTTACGGGAAATATTTTATAATGTTTAAAAATCCATTGCATTTTTTGCACGCGACATTCTGGAAAACCAGAGTCGTTAGGAATCGCGGTCAAAACATGCCAATCAAATTGTCCGGAAATATGATTTATTAATTCATCCGCATCGGGCATTTTGGGAAGAGAAAAGAAAAAATCTTCAGGGAGAAGTTCCCATCTGTTTGCCCATTCTTTTTTAGTATCAAATTGTTCAATGATGGGTTTATCAAAATCTGATAAAACACCATCCATATCAATAAAAACTTTCATAATTAATCGTATATAAAATTCATTTCACCTTCAAGGCCCACTTTTTCTTTGTATGTTTTATCAAGAATATCTTCTAACCAGAGTTTACCAGTAAAAGCAGGCGCATTCTCGATATCTTGCCACACCTCTTGGATTGCGTTAACACCTAATGATTCAGTATGTTTTTCAAGAACTTTAACACACTCATCAACATATTTTTCAAATGTTGTTTTCATAATACCCTCTATTATACATCATTAATAAGTAAATTTCAACAAAAAAATTTTAAATCAGATCTACAACTTCACATCCACCATCACTTCCACAAGCCGGTGTCTGAGCACCAGCAGTGTGATCTTCTTTTTCATAATCACTTAATTTATCCCAATTTACATTTTTGGGCATTTTTAATAATAATTCTTTATACTGTTCTTCATCACAATCTTGGTAAGGAGCTTGTTTATACGTATATTCACTAAATGGTAAAAATGAAATACCACTAATGGAATCAAAATTTTCCCAAACCCATGAACCCACAACCATCCATTCGTGTTCTTTAACTGATACTGTAATAGATGGTTTATGTTCACACCAATGATCTTGATATATTTTCCACAATTCTAATTGATCTATAGCTGTCATATCTGTTCTGCATATAGCCCCTTTTGGGCTTTTTTGTGGAAAGGAAAATACTGAAGTATGAGTTGGTTTTGTTACATCTGGCTCATTTGGAAATTTGGCATCTTTCATGAACTTACATAAAGGATCTTTATTATCCGCTCTTACTGTGCGGACATAATAAGGATTATGTCTAGCATGAATACCAGAAGAACTATCAACCAACTGAGATACCGTTCCAGAAGGTTTGATACAAGTAATTGCCGCCGATCTTGGAATTCCGAGTTTAGTAGACCA